TTCTCAAGGCTAAGTTTTTCTTTGTAACTCATAATATAAGCCGCACATGCCAATACTGCGATAGCACCTGCTTCTGCAATAAGCATCCAAGGATCTGCTTCCTTACTATGTAATACAATGAGTCTGCACAACGCAGTCATTGCAATTATTATCGGAAGTGTAACAGGTATTCTATTACTAATATAAAACGCCCCTACCATTCCTACAATCTCAGCATAAATGAAAAGCAAGAACAAGTCACCAAGTTCTACTTTCATATTGATTACCATTTCATAAATGTCCATACTAGCGGCGAACATTGTAAGAGCACCAATCACTGCTAGTAAAAGTTTTTCACTATAAAAAGTTGTCCAATGTAAACTTTTGTCTATCTTACTCCGTTCAAACATTATTCTTTGTCCTTTTTCAATAATTGATTATCGTATCGGTTAACCATAGATTCTTTAATATCGTAAACTTGTTCACCTTTTATCATATCAATAATAATATTTGTTAAATTAACTTCACCACGTAAGTAACTAATTTTACTTTGTAGTTCAGCAAGTTCTTTAAGATAAAATTCTAGTTCTTTTTCTTTACGTAATTTCTGCTCAATAAAGTCAGTAATTAAAATCAGTTTTTGTTCTTCACTCAATGTCATTATACTCCAAACTCAAATAAACTTCCAAATGTTGTGTTTTGCTTAGTATCTTCTAGTGGATAGTTAAGCACTCCAATCAAATTGTCTAGTTTGTTGTCAATAATAGTTTCTGCCATTGCCGCATCATCAAATGGCAGTTCTTTAAACCATTCTGGAATACGCAATTCGTCTGTAGGATACGCAACACTTGTATATCCTAGCGGATTCTGTTTTAGTTTGCAAACAATAACTTTCATACCATCTACAATTTCTTGTGAATACTTGTCGCTGTTCATACGTTTAAGTGTGTTCCAGTTGATGCTTGCTCTTACATGACCGGGCATGTTTGCTTTGCCTTGCTTTTCTTCTAGTCGTTGATAGTGTCCAATTTTGTTTGCACGTTTAGGCGAACCTTTCTCCCAACCAGGACGTTCTGAAAACTCTTTACGGAATTCTGTAATACGATCTAGTACCTGTTTCTGCGGAATATCTGTTAGTACCATAAGTAATAGTTCACTTAAGAACTCCTGCATAAACACAGGTGTATCTGATCTACGCAAGTCTAAGCCCATTGCTTTTACTTTGCCTGGCTTTCCATCTGTGTCGCTTCTAAAGCCTTCAATATCATATACTAGTGCCGCATAACGTTTCTTTGTAATATACAATCCACTTTCAGCAACAATTTCTCTTGCCGCCGCAATAACATCTGATCTACTCTTCGGACAATGAAATGCATCTAGCATAAACTTTGGAAACGTTTCATTAGCCGCTTCGCATACTTGATCATACAGTTTTATAACATTGTCTTTGTCCCAAGGTAATTGACCTTTGTCAATTTGATCTTTAAGAACAGGATGAGCACTAAAGTAACAAGAATCTGTATCACCATAAATCATTGCTTCGCCAACATGATCATATTTGCCAGTAATAACTTTGTTTACTTCTGCTGACATGTGTTTAACAATAGTACGGCCTGTTAGTGTTGTACTTTGTCCTATACGTTTATCAAAGAATCTACATCCTGGATTTAGGATAGCACCATACAAACTGTTCAAGTTAATCTTCTTAACCAACTGTCGCTTATCCCAGTATTCAATTTCTATTTTATTTCCTGCATCTTTTGCTTTTTTAAGTTGTGCTTGTAGTTCTTGACGTTCTTCATACCATCTTGCTAAGATTCCTGGAATCACACCTTCAAACTCAGTTGTAAAAATTGTACCATTAGATGAAAGCATCCATGGATTATTACTGTCAAAGATAATTTTATAAATTTCTGCACCGCTGAATACTTCAGTTTGACCATTTTCAAAATCAACAGTTAACGAAACATCACGCTTTTGATCCATCACTGCTTCATACTCTTCTGTACTAAAGCGTCCTTCCCAAGACCCTGCAAAACTCTTCTTTTTAAGCGTCATATCTTCATGTACACGGGCTTCGCTGATGTCAGGGCGTATTTGCCCTACGATTGTTTCTGGAGCCATATTAAGGGCTCTAATAACACTAGGATATAGACTGTTCAAGTCCATTGAACCAATCCACTTGTGTAAGCCTTTTTTAGGAAATGCAACGTATGCACCTGCGGCTTGTGTTGCACCATCATCATATTTTTTACGATTAGGAACTTGTAAGCCTCTATGATGTGCTTCGTTTACAATCGCTTGTTCAGTAACTGCAACAGCACCCATAGTGGTCTGTAGCAAAACAGTATTTGCGTGTGCTAGTTCGTTACTAAGATCAATAAATCTTAGTTTTTTGTCCAACTTGTCCAGTAGTGCGGTATCTTGAATGTTGTATTCAATGAATTTTCTAAAGTCATTATTGTACAGTTGATCCAAAGTTCCTTCATAAGGGACTTTGTTTTCGCCAACTTCGATTTCGCCAATGGCATCAAGTCTATATGTGTGTCTTTCTTCATACGTGTATTTACGATATAAATTCAAACTATCTAAATGTACTCTGCCTACTAGGTCATAGGTTTCCGCTGATTTACCATACTTTTCATATTCACGCTTCTTAGGCAACTGGCCCCACAAACAAAAACGTCTTGTGTCGTCTTTGCTTAGTACACGGCTAGTTCTGTTTACAGTATACGGAATATCATAACCTTCACTGTTCCAACCTGATAAAATGTCAGCGTCTTCAATTAGTGTTAAGAAAGTATCGATCATGTCGCCTTCTTTCTCAAACAACATTACATTTTCAATACCTTCAAGTGTCTTGTGTGCTTCGTCCATAGTAAGTGTCTTAGGCGGAACTGCCAAACATACCATAGTTTCCATCCATTGCAAGTATACACTTATACTTGTAATAGGCATAAAAGGATCACTTGGATCAGCAAAGCCACGCTCAGGATCAAAGTCAGTTTCAATATCAAAGAACGCAATGTTTAGTTTAGGAGCATCTTGATTAAGATAGTTTTCACTCAAACATTGGAATATAGGATTAATGTCGCTTTCAAAAAGATCCTTGCCTTTGTTAATAGCAACTTCTTTACGAAAGTCTTTTGTATTTTTACATACAACTCGTGTTAGTGGATCACCATAAACACTTTTGTATTTGCCTCTTGGGTCTTTGTAATAAAATGTATATTTCGCTTGGTATTCATGGAAGTGTCTTTTTCCATCCTTACGTTCAACTGTTCTGATAATATCAGAATCGCGATCAAATAGTGCGTCTACGTAACTCAATTATATCTCCTCGTTGCTTATGGCCAACGGACCTTCTGCATGCCTCTTGGGCGTTTCTTATTATTACTATAATATTAACATAATTTATTGATTTTGTCAACAACAATATCATGTATTTTTTGGTTGCCTGTAATGTTATAATGATTCTCTGAGCCTTTGTGTGTTTTCCAAAATTCGCTAAAGTCTAAGTGATTATCTTCGTATATAAAAAGTTTTGCTACTTCTATATGCGACATACTTATATAAACTTTATTATTTAATAAACTATTAATTTCTTTTCTCAACAAACTATAGATAGTTTGATAGTACTGATCGTCATAGTGATATTTAAAATATCCTTTTGCCGCTGATAAACTAGGATTGAAAAAACTAAATCTATCTATATCGTTGTATAATAAATCACAGTCTTTATGTAATCCTTCTTTGTGCAATGGATGATCAAGTGTATGAACTCTACTCAAACTAGTATGACTAACTATTACTGCATCATAGTCGTCTAAGTTTGCATTTTGTATTTGTTTAAGTATTTTATATTCGCTACAACCTGCTTGAGCAACATTAGTTACATCGTGACTTTTTGCTAACAGTTTGACCCAACTATTGTGTCCTGGCCATTCTGCCGCAAAACTGTCGCCTGCAACAAGTAACTTCAAAACATTAATCCTACAACATATATAACTGTAAGTCCTGCGTTAAGAACAATAAGACTACGTTCTTTCCAAAGTATTCCTATTAATACCCATAATGTATTACTTGCAATAAAAGCATATATGTACCAAGGGTATATATTAAATGCGGCCATTGTTGCGGCCACTAGTAAACATGCGGTTGCAAACCAAGCCAAAGGTTGATAAGGTTTTACCACCATTGTGCCGCCACACCATAACCAAATATATTAACACATACGAACCAGCCTGTTATTAACATTACCCAAGCGGCACCTCTACGATAAGATGCATAGCATTGTGTTGTACTACCAACAAAGAATGCAGGATAAACTAATAACATATTAGGATCTTTTGCTGTGATAGCCAGCGTCATACTTGCGCCGACTGTAAAAATAAAACTGACAAGTTCAAATGCAAATGCAACCTTATCAGATTTGTAACTGTTAATCCAAAAGTCTTTTATTTTATTCACTACAATTTATCTCGTCCAATTGTTACAATTAAAGTTTCTAAGTCATCAAACTCATCTGAAACTTTATGCCATTCACCTTTTTGTGCAATTTTAATTGCTTTATTAATCATAGATGGTTTAATATCTAATTCTTCTGCAACAGCCTTTACTGTTTCTTTTAGACCTGTACTAAGATCTTCAACTTCTTGCAATACTGTAACACCTTCATTAACTAGTCGTTCTAGTTTTGCTTTTTCTTCAGCACCATAGGTACGTGAACTCATGATTTACCTCCTAAGTAAAGTATAACAGTTGTTATTATACAATGTATTTAGGTGTTTGTCAAGTATTTTGTTTGATTATTGGTTATGCTGGTACGCAGTTGTTGACTCTAACTCCGCCCTTCATCTTAGTTTTAGGGTTTCCAATCTTTTTACCCTTCCAACATTTTGGATCTAAGCGTTGTTTGGCTTCGTCGAATTGCTCATCTGTGGCTTTTAGGTTACCACATTCTGGACATGTATTTGCAGTTTCTTCTAATTCAGCAAGTGCTTCTTTTAGTCTGTTTCGAATATGTTCTTTATAGTCGCCTTCGGCATGCATTGCGGCCATATGCTTTTTATACTTTTTAGTACCTTTTTTGTGTGGTGATTTGCCTTCTGGAATACTGTTATCGTTACAGTTACAATGTTTACAAGTTGGAGCACATGTACAATCTTCTCTTTTAACATCTGCACCACAACACTTGTCTGAACAATGTGTGTCTTTTTGTGATTCGGTTACTTCTACACCTTCAAACTTACTGTCATAATCCATAGCATGATATACTGACCCCATATAGTCTGCGGCTTTAGTAATTTTTGATTGTTTCCAACCTTCAATGCCTTCTGCTTCTGAAACACTTTTTAACATTTCGTGTAGTTTGATTGCATACTTGGCAATTTTATATAAATCTGCACGAGCCATCTGTACTTCATGGTCACGTTCTGCTACACCTGCTAGTTCTGCTAGGCCTTCTGTTAAGTCTTTCTTATTCATTGTTCTTGCTCCGAATTACAGTAGTATTTATCTACTTTCTTTCTTAGTGGCTTTACTATATTTGTCTTTTAAACGACCTAATTCTTCTTGACTAGCACCGTCACGACCTGCTTGTGCCGCTTTTTTCATATACTCTTTACCATGTTTTTTAACACCAGTATAGTATTGTAATCCACTTTCTTTTGTAGTTTTGTTT